GGCCCGACAGGCCCGACAGGCCCAACAGGCCCAACAGGAGCAACTGGAATAACAGGCCCAACAGGTCCAACGGGATTTGAATCTGCATTCAGAGCTTTCAAATCTACTGATCAGTCCGTTACTGCTAATACACTGTCTATAGTAACATTTGAAACTACACAATTCGATTTAAATGGTGAATATGATGGTGTATCAACATTTATACCGCAACAAGATGGAGTATATTTAATTATTACTACTATAATTTTTAGTCCTACTGATGATACTCTAAATTATGTGACGGAAGTATTTATAACAGTTAACAGTGCTTTAATAGCAGGAGATGATAGCTTTTTTGGTGGAAATACTGGGCTTTTAAATGCGGTAACAGTTTCTACGATTGTACAATTGAATGCAGGGGATATGGTGCAAGTTCAAGCTGGTAGTACCATAGATGGCGCTATTGCATCTCCACTTCTTACAAATTTTCAAGCTGCGAGGTTTCCATCACCAGTTCCAAATACACTTTTCTTATTAAATAATTTATCTGCAGATTGGAGTAAAAGGCCATTTAGTAGAAAATCATAATTATGTTCATTTTTAAAATACCCTAAAGAAAATGATGAATTTAGATTGAGTTTGTCTATTAAGAATAAGAAAAGCCACTTAGATGAGTGGCTTTTCTTATTCTTAAATTATGGCATATACAGTTAAAACTAAGTGATTACATAATTGGAAATAGTTAAACTTGTACTATTTTGGTTCAGGATAGTAATTTTAATATAAAATCTCAATAGGTATTTATTAACTTTACATCTCTAAAAGAATAATTGAACTTTTGCTATCACTATAGTTACATATAAACCGATTATCAAATGCAATATTTCATATTTTTAACTGTCAAAAAACTAGACTTATATTAGTATTTTTAACTTTCTCAAGTATTTTCAGAATATAAGAGAATAGATGTTTGGGTTATTTGTGATAGAATATTCTTAATAATATAATTTAAAGGAACAAAAAGACCCATAGCGCAGCAAAAGTAGTGTGCAGCCACTCTTATGCTGTTCCCTAATTTGGATAGGGGAAACTATTGCCATGAGTCAGCCCAAGTATAACATGATATTTCAAATAAAATCCTCTATGGTACAGTTTTTCTATTGAAAAAATTCGGGAGGGTGTCTCGCGTTCAAGGAGGCTTCAATATGAATAAGGTGATAGGTCTTGGAGGTATTGTTTCAAGTGATGATATGAATTCGGCGAAATTGTCAAAAATAACAAATTTATCGCAGTCGAATTTATGGAAAACATTGAATGGGAAAGTACCTATGACTTTTACAAAACTAATGAAAATTTTGGGTGGATTTGATTCTGAAGAAAAGAAAATGGAAGTAGTTCAGGAGTTTTTGAAGGGTACCAATAAAGAATCGGATATACGACTTGCTATGTATTATTTATATTTAGCAGGTTATTCGGACCTACTTAGTGATCTTGTTGGAAAAGAGTATAAACAATCAGTAACAAATAATTATAGAGAGATTTTTCGTGTTTGTTTAGATAGACAAACTCGTTCATTAAGATCAGGGGAATTCCTTAAAGAAATAGAAGTGTTACGTACAAAGGTCAATTTAAATAAACCAGGAGTAAATATACTTGTGAACACTTTGAGTATCTATGGTTATTTTGATTTAGGGGCATACAATGTTTTAACAGTGCTACAAAGGATGATACAAGAAAAAATAAATCATATGCCAAAAGGTTTAGAAAAAACTTTAAATGAGGTGGAGTTAAACATTATATGCTCATATGCATATTTAATGCAAGATGAGGTGAAAATGGCTAGAGATTTATTGCAAAAAGTACTAGAAGAAGCAAGTGCTCCGGGTTTATTAAAAGCTACGGCATTAAGTATAGTCGCGGAAAGTTATATTTTCTGTAATCCAGATAAAGCATTTTATTATTTTGAGCTTTCACTTGTAGAGTTGAAGAAAATAAGAAATAACAAATCATTACTTAAAAGAAAGTTAGTGGAAAACACCCTCTCTTTTTGTTGTATTATTCATAATATTCATGTAAAATCTGGATATATACATCATGATGCTGAAAGGGCGTTAAAGTATATACGTCAAAATAAGAAAAGTGAAGCTTATGCAATATTAAATCAGATTGATAATCGAACCGCGATTCAAGACTTTTATTTATCGATAGCAACAAATGATGAGAAACTGCGTAGGAAAGCATATCATCGATTCTTAAAAGACGGTAATTTATTCTACATAAAAATCTTTGATATCTTAAAGTGAGGGACAATGAGAATGAAAAAAATAGTAGCTAGTTTAGTTATTACATGTACAATTACGTTATCGTTGTTATCTGTTGGTTTGGTATCAACTAATGATAATAAAGCCGCTGAAAAAGTAAAAGAAGTACAAATAATGAAAATGGATCCGGGAACTTTAGGATAATAAATGATTTAAAATGCCATTGCATCTAAGGATGTGATGGCATTTCGTACGTTTAAGGGGTTATTCATTTTCTTCATTTTGGGATTTTTGAATAATTAAGGGTGATGGAGGATGGGTTATATGGGGAATTTAATAAAAGAAAAATCAGATAGGGATGTAGTTGAAAATAAAATGGAAGTATTATTAGAAAAAATATATAAAGGTGATAAGGAAGCTATTGAAAAGCTGAATAAAATAAAAAAAGCGATGGTTAGCAATTAAGCTAGTTATCGCTTTTTCGTTATAACTCTTTTTTGATTAAATTAATTATCTCTTCACGCTTTTTGGGATTGAGTTCATTAATTTGAAGCATAATTTCTTTGAGATCATCTTTTAATGATTTTGACTCTGTTGAATTTAAACTTTTATATTCAGAGAGTCCCATGATATAGTCTGCTGACACTCCAGATAAACGAGATATTTTTTCAACGGTCTCTCTAGATGGGTTTCTATGGCCATTTTCGTATAAAGAAATCATGGTTTTTTTAGCATTTATAGCTTCTGCGAATTCAAGTTGACTCATTTTAAGAAGTTCTACCCGTATTTCTTTAATTCTAACACCAATTATATTTTTACTCATTAGTAAATCCTCCCCTTAAAATTCATTGATTATAGTCAATGAATTCCCTATATAGAATGTATCAAAAAGGTTTGCTACAAGACAACTAAAATTTTTTGAATAAAAAGGGTTGCTTGAAGCAAACCTTTAGTATATACTCAAATTAACAAACAAGATGAAGGTGATAAAATGATGGTACTTGATACAGAAAAAGTTAAAATCTTAAGGACGAATCTTGGGTATAGTCAAAGTTATGTTGCTGAAAAGATAGGTTATCGAAACAAATCCATCTACTGTAATTTAGAATTAGGTAACAGACAGCCAAGTATAACTAAATTGGTTAAGTTAGCAAAATTTTTAAATGTGACAACAGAGGAAATTTTAAAGGAGTCAGTATAAGACGACTTATTTTTTTACCTAAATGTTTGCTTGAAGCAAACTAGATGTTATACTTCATAAAATATTTTTACCTTTAATCAAAATTTCATAAGTAAATTACAGATATAAAGGAGCGAAAAAAATGGGATTAGATCAATTTATTAAAGAATCTATCCGTGAAGTTGTAAGAGAGGAAATTAGATCAGCAATAGCTGACTTACAACTACAATCACAACCAAATAAGGTTATGCGAGTAAAAGAAGCGGCAGCTTACCTCAACATTGCTGTTTGTAGAATGTACGAATTAGCAAATCACCCTAGGTTTCCAGTAATAAGAGAAGGGCGTAAACTTCTTTTCTTGCAAAAGGATTTAGAAGCTTGGCTTGAAACACAAAAGGAGGCGGACTAGTGGAAGATACAATATCATTAGCTATATTTGGATTGTCAATCACAGGTGGTTTATGGCTACTTTATGTTACTTATGAGCCAATAAGAAAATGGGCTTGGAGTAATGTAGAACAAAATAAAAAGACCCATGGCAGTGGGTCCGTTAGAAAAAATAAATTTCTATAAGTATACCATGGAAAGTAGGGAAATAGTACATGAATTTAATTGAATATCAGGTGCTATTACCTAATAAATTTTTGGGATTAGCAAAAAGCAAAGATGAGTTGAAGCAAATAGTTGAGCAGTATTTCAAAAATGGTTATTCGCATTATGAAATTCAAGGAATCATCAAAATTGGTCAAGCATATGTTGCAGTTTGTACGAGGAGGTAAACAGGTGGCAACATTTCGAGTAAATAAAAGTAAAAATTACACAACTATTAATAACACAGGTCTTCGAGATGAACGTTTAAGTTGGAAAGCAAAAGGGATATTGGCTTACATTTTATCGTTACCAGATGATTGGGTGTTTTACATGGAGGAAATATCTACTCATGCAAAAGATGGAATTGATAGTTTAAGGGTGGGAATGAAAGAACTGAAAAAATACGGTTACGTTAGAAGGTTTCCTGTAAAAAACGAAAAGGGAAAGATAACTAACTGGGAGACGATTATTTATGAAGTTCCACAAGTGGAGAATCCACAAATGGAAAAACCACAAGTGGAAGTTCCATTTGTGGAAAATCCAACACTACTAAGTACTAAAGAACTAAGTACTAATAAACAAAATATTAATATACAAAGTAGTAGTAGCATCTTCTCTTTCTACGAAAATAATTTCGGTATTTTAAATACATTCATCGCCGAAAGTATTTCGCAATGGGTAAACGATACAAGCGAAGAACTTGTACAAGCAGCTATGGAACGTGCTTTGAAACAGCAGAAGAAATGGAATTATGCTGAGGGCATTTTAAAACAGTGGGTTAATAAAAACATTCGAACTTTAGCGGATGTGAATGCAGCAGAAATAGAGTTTAAAAACAAAGGTAGAAAAGGAGAGAAAAACAATGCAAGCGTTAGGAAAAACAGTAGCTTCATCGAAAAATACGATTTTGAGTAAATTTAATCAAAGTTATGTGTTGTCTCCTAATAGATGTACAAATGTTTTCTTAGTCGGAAAAGACAAAATAAAAGACGTTTGTAATAAACGCTTACTTATAGATACAAAAACAAATCAAGAGTTTTGCCCGCAATGTATATCAGTAGAACAAGAGGACCAGCAACTTGCAAAAGAAACCCTTGCTATTAAGAAGAAAAACGAAATTATTCATTTATACGATTCGTTTTCAGATAACAGTCTTATTAATCCTAAGTTAAAAAAAGCGACATTCGATAACTATGAACCACCATCAATGGAATTAGCAAATGCTAAAGAAGTAATGATGAATTTTGCTAGAAATTTTGATCCTAACAATTCAGAAAGCATAGTAATTACAGGTGATTATAGAGTTGGGAAGAGTCATTTATGCGTAGCAGCTACAAAAGAAATTATGAGAAAAGGCTACAGCGCAATGTTTATAGAAATGAACGCACTCTTTACAAAGATTACATCTACTTGGAATAAAAATAGCGAATTAACAGAGGACAAGCTAATGTCTATCCTAGCAAATGTGGATGTACTTGTATTAGATGATTTTGGAGCCGAGTTCACAGAAAAAGATGCTGAGGGAGTTACTTGGAAGAAAACGAAAACCAAGGACATTCTCGAGCGTAGGCTAGGTAGAACGAACTTATTTACAACAAACTTTGGAGTCATGGAGTTAGCTGGAATGTACGGAGAGCGTGAGTTTAGTCGGATTATGGAAGATACACAAGTTTTGCAAATGCAAGGTGAAAATTACAGTTTGCGTAATTTCAAAAAGGAGGAATAAACATGTGTGTATTATGTCATGACACAGGAATTATTCGTAAAGAAACTTATCTGGGTGTGATTGAAACGAACGGTTGTAATTGTGAAGTAGCAAAGCAACAGCAAGAAGAAAATGATAAGCGTTGGCAAGCGTGGTTAATAAAATTTGAGTCAATGAAACAAGAGTTACAACGTAATAAACAACAAAAAGTTAGTTAACAAGGGGGAGAAAGCTATGAAAAACACAGGTGTTGCAAGAAAAGTGGACGAGCTAGGTCGTGTAGTAATTCCAGTAGAGTTACGCAGAACTTTAGGTATTACCGAAGGAACGGCACTAGATTTTCATGTCGATGGTGAAAACATCGTTTTAAGAAGACATGAAAAGTCATGCTTTGTAACGGGTGAAGTTTCTGAAAACAACATAGAGTTGCTAGGTGGCCGAATGTTTTTAAGCAAGGAAGGGGTAATTGAATTACTGGATCTTATTCAGAAGAGTGGGATAGCACATGCCTAAGCAACTAAACATTTTCGATGTAGAGCCAACAATTTGTGAGTTCGATGTAATGAAGGCAAATGTGAAGAGAGGAACTGGACGCACTAAATACGCTGATGTACGCGTCCGAGTTCCAACGAATGCAAAATGTACGGATGAATTACCATGCACAACTAAACAAGATGATCGTTATGACATCTTTGAACAATATGTAATGGCTATTTGGAGATTTCAAAGAGCTGTAGATAAGTTTTTCAATTGGGATACAGCTGAAGAATTGTGTAAGGCAGCAAGGGATAAAAAAGAAATAATTCCGGTAAGGGTTTATTTAGGAAGTGGATTTAAACCTGATGTTGTCGAGTACATGCGGTAGTAAAAGGGAGATGGACATATGAAAAAAATAGAAATTGATGTTAGTAGCAACAAACTTTTAATAGTGAAGGACGGAAATGTAACAGCAGTAAATCCGCCAATGAGTGGATTCGGTGAGCAAGTGGCGGTTTGGGTAAACGGTAAAGTTGATCGTGTAGATACTAAGTTTACTGAAAAGATAAAATGATTAATTTTAGAAAGTAGGTTCGCTTATGAGTGTAGCAAGAAATCATAAAGCGATGAAGGAATCACGGTTAAAAATATACATCGTTTTAGAAGAAGCTAACTTTATTTGGGATGAAAGAGATGTAGTACGTTTTCGTGAAATGTGGAGTCAAGGTATGAGTTTGCCGAAGATGGCAAAAACGTTAAGGAGACACCAAGCGGAAGTTGCACTTCTTGTAATAGATCAAGCTGATAAGTATTTAATTGAAAATCGTCCAATAGGATTAGGGATTTGCTAAATAGGAAGGGGAAATCAAAATGAACATTATGGAAAATGATGTATTAGAAGCAACTAAATTAATGAGCGAAGCAAAAAATGAGGAACAAATTATAAATGAAGATACAGTTTTACAGATTGCAAGTATCTTATCGATTAATGAATTAAATGATTATCAGGAAGCAACTTTACGAACTTGGAATAACAAAACTGATTTTGGAGGACGAGTTTCAAATGCAGCTTTAGGACTTACAGGCGAAGCTGGTGAAGTTGCCGATATTGTAAAAAAAGCAATTTATCATGGACATGGTTTCCAACCATCGCATTGTCCAGGAGAAGAGGATGGAAACACTTATAAATTAGCCTTAGAGCTTGGAGATATTCTGTATTACTTATCAATTATGGCGCACGAACTGGGATATACGTTACAAGATATTGCTGAAATGAATATTGCAAAATTAACTAAAAGATATCCTGATGGTTTTAGTCGAGAAGCAAGTCAAACACGTGTAGATGTAAAGTAAGACCAAATTTGAATTTTGTAGAAAAAGAGCACTATTAAAATAGTGCCCAACTTCAATTCGCAGGAGTATTATGAGGAAACTTAAGTAGGTGGCTTAAGTTTCTCTATAATAAATATGAACCTATGATTATAAAAATGCCTATATTTTAGAGGGGAGTTAAGGAGTATTTGTATACAGTGAAATCCTTTTTGAAAATATCTTCAACTAATTGAATAGTTTCGGAGTCATAAAAACTTTCATATGTTGGGAGTCGTGGGAATAGAGGGTCGGTAATATCAGCATCTGCATAGTTACCTTTAAAAATGGTGATACCACTTTGATGATGCCATGACTTAGTTAGTATATCTAAAGGGGACTTCTTTAAGCCATATATCTTCTCTAAATTTGAGATTTCAGAAGAGAAATTTTCAAGGTGAATATAGTTTGTAACAAACTTTTCTTCATCTTGGATATATTGTTGCACATAGTGGGGGTTCACATCATCTAAATTATTCATATGTGACTTTAAGTAATATAAAAAAAGTTTAAAGGAGATTTTTTTATTGCAGTTTTTATCATGATATAAAAACTGTCTAATTGGTTGCCATTCGGGATGTTCAATATTTGGTGGAGTGATTAGTGAGAGAAATGAACTTACTGCTCTTTTATAGGGATTTCTTACAAGTTTATATGTAGGTTTTTCATTTGTGGATAATGCATTAGCAAGCCCAGTAAAGTAGTAAACTGAATTTTTGTAAATGTCGAACTCATAATTATGGATGAATGGATTATATTTAATGGCTTCCTTAAACAAGTTGATTTGATAAAAAAACCAATGAGCAAGTGATGTACATCCGCTTTTTTGACTCCAAAATAATATTATGGGGAATTCTTGATGAAAATGGGGTCCTCGGGCATATTTCATGATGAAGTCGTAAATATTTGAGTTAGTCATATGTTACCTCCCAGCATATTCTAGAAATCTCATCTTTGTATACGGTATGGAGAAAATTCTATATATATGATAAAAGGCTTTGCAGGGGTATCAATTACTTTATAAAAGCGTTATTTTATAGTGATGCAAAAAGAGTACATATTAAATATGTACTCTTGAAAAAAGGAAGTGTGTATAAGTGATGAAACACTATACTACAACATATGCTTGTCTAATTTAAAAGTGCAAGGAATATAACAAAATAGTTATTTTAAACTATTCATGAAAAAAAGAGCACTATTGAAAGTGCTCTTAGAAGATACATTTTATATCCTGTTTTGAGCTACGATTTTAATATTCTCTGGTGGAATGATATCTTGAACTTTTTCTTTTAAATCTACTTGGATCATTTCTTCAAGATGTTCAAGTGAAACTTCAAAGTTTATACATTCCGCAGTTGTGATGTTTAATAAAGAATAATTTTCATTCTTTTTAACAACAAGATATTGGGATTGATCTGTTATTACTATACACCCTTGTTGAAAGCCTAATTTACGATTATCTTCAAAAGTCATAAATGTTTCTCCTTTTATATGTATTGCAGATACATAGTTTACTATATAAATACGTTAGTTTATATTGAGAAACCTTACATTAGTATTACAACCTTGTAAGGTTTCGGAATATTTTGTGGGCTAGTAATACAGAGAGTGTAAAAATATCAATTGAATATTTAACAAAATTCTTATTGTATGAGAAAAAATAAAAGAACCCATTTTTTATAAATGGATTCTTCCCTTAAGGTGTGCAAGGAATTCAAGGTAACTTGACCAGAGTAACTCGTGAAATTCCTTATGGTAATACTGTATGCAAAGGAACCAATAATGTTAATGAATTTTAAACAAAATCCTTATTTTAAAGTTAAAGAGCACCTAAAAAGGTGCTCTGGCCAACATTGAAATTGAAAAAAGAATACCTCATGGTATTGTATGTATATTTTTTATGGCTGTGCAATGTTTAAATAAAATCGTTATTTGATTAAAAGAAAAAAGAACACATGTTGATATGTGCTCTAAGATAATCATTTTGATATCTATTAAAGTGTCTCTTTTGTATCAGGTGTATCAAATTTATCATTTAATTTAAAGGTTGTTTCTAAAAGAATTGTAGACAAAATCGCAAAGATTAATACAGCATGTGGTGATAATTGCACTGCTGTGAAATTAAGTTTTGCTAGCCAAAAATATCCGACATACATTGTCAGGAAGGTACTAACAATTGAAATTGTAAATCCTAAGAAACCTAATTCTTTAAGCTTTTCTTCAGATAATTTAAATACGCGTAATACGAAAGAGAAGATGATCCCAACTATGAAAAGTCCAATACATAAGGTCAATAGTGACATTATACTTGGGTATACAACGTCATCAGGCAACCATTGTTTTATTCCGACAATTATGGCTGTAGGGAGCGCGATAGGTATTAATAGTGGTGATACTATTAGAAAAATAGCTAATAGTCTACCGATGTTATTTGTTTCATTGTTGTTTTGATTGTTCATAAAGCCTCCAAAAATAATTGTAAAATAAATATCCTAGTGGATTTTAGCACAAAAGTATTAGTAAAGCTATAGTTAAAAAATTGAATTCAAACAAAAACGCTATTTGGAATGTAAATATAAGAGCACTTAGAAAAGTGCCCTTCTGTAACGACTATCCACTCTAAAAAGAAATGATGCAATATATCATATGAAATTATGCTGATTTAGTTGTGTGTATTTTGTATAAAAATTTCATTTTGTAGAAAAACGCCAAAGTAAAACGAGCACTTGTTCCAGAGTGCTCGCTTAAAAAACATTCTGTGTATTAAGGTTATGTTTGTGAGTGATGAACCAATAGACGTCGGTAAAGGTAGGGTTCAAGATAGTTTATTCATTTTATAGTAAATGGGTACCTGTACGGAAAAAAGAGCAGCTAGCAAAAGCTAACTGCTCATCTCCAAGGGGGAACAAGGAGAAAGTAACTTAATGGGTTGTCTACAGTATTGACGGAATATTGAGTTTTATTCAGGGGAGGAATAGAAATGAAATTAAATAAAAATGAGTTACTTCAAATATACGAGTGGTTTTACTACATCAGGGATACTAATTTTGCCCACTTAAGTGATGAAGATAGAAAATTAGCTACAAAAATTAGAAAAGAAGCTATGAAGCAAAGTGGATTAAAAGATAAGTAATTTTGAACAAAATAATCCTTTTATTAGAAAGCGAGGTTAGGAGAATGACTAATTTAAAGAAAAGAAAAATTAGAAAAGCTATCGCGCGTCGCACAAAGGCAGTAGAGAAATATCAAGTTGATAACGCTTGGAGAAATATTTTTGTGAAAGCTGGAATAATAAAATAACAGTACTGGAGGGATAGAAAATGAATGGTAAACAGTTTTTCGGAATGTATGGGGCTCTTTACTTAATCATCATGTTTGTGAACTTTAGTAATGCGAAAAGCTTCATACAAGCCGGAATTATTATGGTACTTGTAATCTTGATTGCGGAAGTTGATCATAGATATGGATTTTATAAGGGAAGCAAGAAAGCTAAAAGCAACTAAATATAGTCCGGCTAGAAAACTAGAGGACACCAATTCATTAAAGCAGCAATTAAGTCTGTTTTACGAATAGGTGTCTTTTTTATTTTGAAAAGGGAGATGGAGAAATGAAGGTGTTAAAGGATCAGTTACGTGAATGGAAAAAGAAATCCAAGCAAGGAAAGAAGAAAAACAAGAAAAAACAAAAAGAGAAATTAAGCACTCGTGATATTGAAGATTTAATGGGCGTGCATAGATCTTGTTATGAACGAAGACGTGGAGCAATAAGACAAAAGTAATCTAAAAAATAAAAAGGAGTGGTCTTACATGACTAAACAATTATCTTTCTTACCAAAAATTGATAGAACAGCGACACAAGAGGAATTAGAAGGTGTGTTGGAAAGCGTACGTATACATAGACAATTTGGGATGATGCGTAAAGAAATGAAAGTCACTCCTTCTTATGAAGTACGTGAGCATGGTCCTACACATACAGTCGGAAAACCATTAGAAGATGTTGCTCTAGTAAATATCCAACAAAGTAAACGAGAAGAGTGGCTTGAAATAATGTCAGTACGTATTGATCAGTTTCTAAATCGATTAGGGAACGGACGTGCAGGAAGCATTCAAAGAGATATTATTTATAAACGTTATTTAGAAGAAGAGGACGTATGTGATTACATGGTTTATAACGAAATAGGGATGTCAGAGCGTACTTATCGACGTTGGAAGTCTAAAGCGTTTTATAAGCTTGCTTTTGCACTTGGATTAGAAGTTTACGAGACAGAAGAAAAGGGAGGTAATGAATAATGAATTTTGTTCAACCGATACGTGATTCGGAGCAAATACAGCGGCTAAAAGAATATTTTAAGGAAAAGAGCTTACGTAATTACATTCTCTTCATTATGGGAATCAATACAGGACTGAGAATCTCGGACATTTTGAAATTGAAAGTAGGAGATGTCAAAGGTAGTCATATATCTATGAGAGAAAAGAAAACAGGGAAACAGAAACGAATACAAATTACTGCAGCGTTAAAAAGAGAACTTAAATGGTTTATTGAAGACAGAGAAGACAATGAATATTTATTACAAAGTAGGCAAGGCAGAAATCGTCCAATCGGTCGTAGCATGGCATATAAGATATTGAGTGGAGCAGCGGCAGAGTTTGGGTTAGATGAAATTGGAACACATACATTGAGAAAGACGTATGGGTATCATATGTATATGCAAACAAAAAACATAGCATTGCTCATGGAGATATTCAATCACTCGTCAGAGAAGGTCACGTTACGTTATATAGGTGTAAATCAAGATGCAATGGATAAGGCAATGATTAGGTTTAAAATTTAATCATTGCTTTTTCTTTTGGGATAGTTTAAAATCTTAGTCTGATTGCGATGGAATCACCAAATCAAAAAAAATTGCATGTTACGTTAAGACACATTTTAGGCAGAAAATCATTAGTTCTCTGAAGAACTACCATCATCAATCCTGCTTTATTGGATAATCTTGAGAAAATATTTATTTAGATAAAAAATTAACATTTTTTCAATTTACTGTAATTATAATTAAAGGTATTCTGTTAGTGTTATACAAATGCATCTGTCGATCTATTCCATGTATGAATCTAGTCTGGCTATCAACAGAATATTCCACACACAATTGAAAAAGGGGGAAAGTTTATGCAAAGAACTTTAAAATTCCTGTTCATGTCCGTTTTTTCTTTGATTTGTGTTTTGTATGTTCAAACGAACGCTTTTGCCGCACCAGCATACGAGGGAGTTGTAAAAATGAAGCAGCCGTCAGGCGAAACTTTTGAGGGCACGTTACATGGAGATGAATGGTTCCACTGGGTAAGTACAAAGGATGGCGACGTACTTTTACAAGATCAGAAGGGATATTGGAATTACGCTGAGCTTACATCAGATGAACTGAAATCAACTGGTACAAAATATAAAATTGATAAGAAGCCTTCAATGGCGGTAAATGAGAACAATTTGAATAAGTGGATAAAAAAATACAACCCTCAAGCAAAGAAAAAACAGGAGCACATGAATAAATTACAAAAAGAATCACCAAAAAATATTGATGGAACTGTCACTCCAGTTTTAGGAAACAAAAAATTACTTGTTTTGTTAATTGGGTTTACAGATGTTGATATTGCATATAACGATAACGACTGGAGTAACAAATTCTTTTCTACAAATCAAAAGTCAGTTAAGAATTACTATAATGAAGTAAGTAACGGAAAAGTACAGATAACTCCAGCTCCTGAAACATATGGTACTCAAAATGATGGAGTAGTTAAAGTGAAATTAGATTACGCTCATCCGAGTACATCGGGAAAAAGTATGGGTACGGTTATTACAGATGCACTGGCTAAAGCTGATTCTCAAGTGAATTTTGCTAGTCTTGATACTAATAATGATCAAGTCATTGACTCTAAAGATGGCTTCTACATTGTAAGTTTTCTGGCTGGTAATGAACAAGCGGCTCCTGGTGCTCCACTTCCTTATATTTGGGCACATCAGTCGTATGCTCCAAATACAAATCACGATGGTGTTACGGTATCAGGCATGTATACGGCGCAAGGTGAAAAACAATATGGTCATATGGCAACGATTGGTATCCCTGCTCACGAGTTAGGTCATTCCTTTGGCTTGCCAGATCTATATGGTGATAATAATCATGTGGGTAGTCTAAGTATAATGGCTAATGGATCTTGGAATAGTCTTCAAGGAGAAGATTATGGAACTACACCGGGTCATATGGATGCCTGGTCAAAAGTAAAATTAGGATTTGTAACACCAAATGTAGTAAATACCACTAATAACTTTACTCTAAATGCGATCCCAAATAACTATAATGTGTTAAAGATTCCTTTAAAAGATAATACGTATTTTTTAGTTGAGAATCGCGCAAAGGTTGGGTATGACGCGAGCTTACCAACAAATTCTGGTGGTATTGCGGTTTGGCATATTGACGAATCAATGAATAATAATTCCAGTGATCCTCATCCTTTCATTGATATAGAGCAATCAGTCAGTGAATACCAAGACCCGTTCTATTACACGAATCAAAATCATGCTGCTACCTTTGGTCCAGACACTAATCCGAATAGTAATACGTACACGGGAGAAAAATCAGGAGTAACGATTACAACTACAAGTACAAGTAATTCTGCTATGAATGTAGCAGTCACAAAAAAAGAAGCTAATTGGATTCCGCAAACAAATTGGACTTTAAAATATGTAGACAGCTATAACTGGTACAATTTAGGTACGTATGCCTTTGATGGAAACAAAGATACATTTTGGCATACCAACTGGAGTCCTGTAGCTCCAATGCCACACGAGATTCAAATTGATTTAGGTGCGACCTATGACCTCTCCAAATTCAGCTACCTGCCAAGACAAGACGGACAAATAAACGGAACGATTAAGGACTATGAGTTTTACGTCAGTGGTGATGGAGTGAATTGGGGAACAGCTGTATCCGTAGGTGCTTTTGCAAACAATACTAATTTGAAAGAGGTCAGCTTTGCAAATAAGACAGGTCGTTATATTAAACTACGTGCATTAAGCGAGGTAAACAACAATCCATGGACAAGTGCTGCTGAAATTAATGTATTTGGAGTGGTTCAATAATATATTTGTGAGGTTATCTAATTAAATCATTGATACGCTAGTTCAAAGGGTTATCATCCGCTGAGAGTTTACTCAGCATTTGATAACCTTTTTGTTCTATACTAGCCAATATGCAAAAGAAAAACATGGATTGATAAAATTTATATTCATATCTTAATAGCAATGTGGTGGTAACCCTTACAGTTACTCATAAATTGTGTACTATGTAACTCAAAAAAGAAAGTATTATAAATTCAATGATACCAAGGGATTCAGAGAAGGGGTCAGTTACACACAATATAAGATATGGGTAAGTCATTAGAGCAAATTTTGTGAGGTTAATTAATAATTGGGACATCGTTAGGAGAATTTAGATTTACCAAGTGAATTATATTCTCATGACGATGACCCAACATTAATCTTATATTTAATGTGAAAAGTATAGATGCTACAAAACTTAGAATAACGATCTGAGAAATGTAATTGATATGAAATTTAGTATGGGACTGTACTTGTGCCTTAAATAGTGTAACTAATACTTATAGATTAAATTATTATTATTTTTTAAACTATGAAATCAGCAAAATGGAATACCATAGAAGGATCTGCAACGGAAAGACCAGGATTCGTAGGATTAGAAAGGCCTGATCCACCAACAACTTCAATTTCAAGTTTTCCACGTAATGGACGTTCTCCTACTAAATAATCACCTGTAGATTTAACATGAAGGATTCCGTTTACAAAAGAACTAATATCAAATTCTAATCGAGTACAACTCATTGGAGGTATAATTGTTAGACCAAGCCCTTCGAGAAAAGGTCTTTCATTCTCAGTAATTATAAAAGGGAGTGGTGTACCTTCATCTGAAATTTGTACAGGAGGGCAAAATTCGATTACCACATCAGCTTCTAGCGATTGTCTTGTTGGATTCTTAAGGATAATTACAAGCCTATTATTTGGTTGTCCAACCGCAGCATTTAATGGAACTAGAAAAGGTCCTGTAGTAATCGTATTCTTTCTAACATGACATTTTGATTTATAACTGGACATAAAATCATCTCCTATTAAAAATACTTTCTGTATATCTTATTAACATTAAACGTAAGTTGTACAGGCTGATATAGCATAAGAAGCATTGGATTATAGTAAAGTCCTTCATTATAACTTACCTGCAGTATTCATGTGGAATTTAACATTAGTGGCAGAGTCGTGACCGCTTTTTGGCAGAAAATGTGCCGGTCGTTTTGGAATCAACGTGATATATTTGTATTGTGGGAAGTGGCGGAAAACACAACTCATTAAGATTCCTTTATAATCTATATGTTGTCTAAACGGTTTCATAATGATAGCACATAAAATCCGAAACCAGCAGATGGTAATGATTGAATGATACCGTTATTAGGGAGAGCTTTTGCTCTTCTTCCAGTTACTTAATATTGTTAATGCATATCAGTAGATCATCATTAAGTGACTGGAAGAAGGATGAAACTTCACGTACCGGAATTAAAATACAAATTAATAATTTAAAAAAAAGCATCCATTCGGGTGCTTTTTATTTTGGAGGGATGAAAGATGAGTGCACTATCAGTGAAGTTAGAAGTTGATACAAAAGAAGCAAACGAAAATATTAAAGAATTAACTGCTGCAATCAATGAATGTGTAGAAACATTTGAGAAGTTGGATAAGGTTATGGGGAGGTTTACTAATAAGAACAATTCAATTGAAATAGAGGTTCCTGTTCTTATAAACGGAAAGAAAATAGCTGAAGCGATTACTAATGTAAAAAAGCCTGAATTAATTCAAAAGATTAATTATAGTGAATTGGTTAGGATGGATTCTAAAGTTGGTATTTCATTAGATGGAAAACTAATTCTTGAAACTATAGCTGAACACACAATGGATGGTTTTAAAATGACGGCAACTGATATCAAGGGAGTGAAATAAATGAAACTAACTAAACAAGAACAAGCGGTTGCAATTGGTACATTCATTTCTATGCTAGGACAAGACCTTGTGAACGAACGAATCGATAAACAGAAATTAGAAAGTGTACTTCCTATCTTTAATGAAATGCAAGATAATACAACACCAAAGCAAAAGAGAGAAGCAATGATCAGTTTGCTTGGTAAAGCGGTAGATGAATTCTTAGAAAAATAGCCATAAAAAAAGGAAAAGTAACTCGCTTTGGGGTGCGAATCACTTTTCCTGATGGCAATGTTAACTTTATTATAACAACTTGTATTTATTTGGTGAATATATAATTGGAATATTCTTTCTAAAGGAGTGAGGATAGATGCAGGTCTACTGTTCTAGCTGCAATAAAGATTACGATATGCAACCACAAGTAGCACAGCTTCCTAATCATATTGAGAAGTGTTACTTCACATGTCCTCATTGTGACAAGGAACATGTAGCTGCGTATGTAAACGATAAGGTTCGTAAGCACCAAGCGGACATTGCAAAGTGTCACGATCGGATTAATAAAAAGAATCTGGCTATTGAAGATGAAATGAAACGGTTGAGGAAGAGGATGGAAGGTGCCAAGTAAACCATTCAAGCCGTGTAAGTCTTTAGGGTGCAATGAACTAACACGGGATAAGTATTGTGCTAAACATATTGAAAAGGAAAAAGAAACTGTAAGATATTACGACAAACATTTTCGAAACAAAAGCTCACGTTCATTCTATAACTCCAAACCATGGAGAGTTATGCGTGAGTTTGTTTATCGTAGAGATCATGGTTTATGTGTTCAATGTAGAATGAATGGCATTATTAAGATAGGTGATGTAGTCGATCATATCATTCCGTTGCTTGTGGACTGGCTAAGGCGGTTAGATCCAGCTAATTTACAAACACTTTGTCACGCTTGCCATAACAAGAAAACAAAAGAAGATGAGAAGAAATACCGAAAATAATTTGAAAGAAAAAATTCATAAACAGCCCCCACCCTGAAAAAATAAAGGACGGCTCTCCGTAGACCGCCGCCTAGCTTTCCGTACAAAAAATTCGTTTTATTTCATAAAAGGGGGTTCAACCAAAGGAGGTGGTTCACATGGGACGAAAAGCAAAACCGATTCATTTGCAAATACTTGAAGGGAATAAAAACCGATTAACTAAACAAGAAATAGAGCAACGAGTGAAGGCTGAACAAAGTATTCAACCAAAAACGAATAGAATAAAAGCTCCAACTTGGTTAAATGCAGTAGCTAAAAAAGAATTCAATCGTATTTCTAAAGAATTAATGGAATTAGACCTTATTACGAATGTAGATATTAATGCTTTGGCGGCTTATTGTGATGCCTACTCTGATTACGTTGAATGCACAAAAATTATCAGTGAAGAAGGGCTAATGGTAGAGTATACAAATAAAGCGGCTGAAACCAATAAAGTTCCACATCCCTTATTAACTAAAAAGAAACAATTGCATGAACAAATGAAGTCGCTGGCAATTGAATTTGGATTAACACCAAGTTCTAGAGCATCGTTAGCAAAACCAAAGGGTGATGATAAACCCAAAACCAATGCGGAAAAGCGATTTGGTGATAGGGTATGAGACTGGAAGAAAGGCTAATGCAATATGTTTATGACATTTCGGACGGTAACATATTGGCTTGTAAGAAACATAAATGGGCTTGTGAGCGTTTTTTAAGAGATCTAGAACGTACACAAGATGATGAATGTCCATTCTATTTTGATATTGAACAGTTGTATGATTTTTATGAGTGGTGCAAGCAATTTAAACATTTTAAAGGTGTATTAGCAGGGCAATATATTGAATTAACTGATTTTCAGTTATTCGTAGCAGCTAATATATTTTGTTTTCTTATTAAAGATACAAATAATAGACGTTTCCTACGTGTATTTATTGAACTTGCAAGGAAAAATGCAAAATCACAATTTTTGGCCCTTATCGCTTCTTATATAACGTTCTTATCTGATCAACAAGAAGAGTGCTATATAGCTGGTTGGGATAGACAACAATCAAGCCTTGTTTACAATGATATTTTAAAACAACTTGGTGCATGTGATATGTTATCCAAAAAATATAAGGACTCTTATGGGAAAATCACGCATATAAAGAGTGGTTCAACAATAACACCACTTTCTAAAGAAGCAAAAAAGACTGGTGATGGCACAAATCCATCTCTCGGTATCGTTGATGAATATCATGCTCATGATACTAGTGAGATTTATGATGTAATTGATTCTGGAATGGGTGCGCGTGAAAATACATTAATGTTCATTATTACCACAGCGGGATTTAACATTAATGGACCTTGTTACAAGGAGTATAAATACTGTTCAAGGATATTAGATCCAGATGATTTAGGTGTAGAAAATGATGAGTATTTTGTTGTTATTTGTGAACTTGATAAAGATGATGATATTAAGGATGAAACTAATTGGATAAAAGCCAATCCAATTGTAGCAACTTATGAAGCTGGAATGAAGAAGCTTCGAAGTGATTTGAAAGTCGCTCTTGATAATCCTGAAAAAATGCGGTCTTTTCTAACGAAACGTATGAATATTTGGGTTAACCGAAAAGAAAATGGTTATATGGATATGTCTAGATGGAATAAATGCGATGGTGTAATTGAGTTGTCAGAACTAAAAGGTATGGAATGTACAGTAGGAGCTGATTTATCAGCAAAAATCGATTTAACTAGTGTTGATTTCGAATTCAAAAAAGATGATAACTACATTGTAATTAGCCATAGCTTTATACCAGAAGATACTTTAGATGAAAAAATGAAAACAGATAAAGTACCATATGACATTTGGGCGCAGCAAGGTTGGATTACTGTAACGCCGGGTTCAGTAGTAGACTATAATTTCGTGAAAGAGTATATAAAAACGATGGAGTCAGATAATGAGTTTAAAATAAAAGAAATTTGTGCTGATCCGTGGAATGCAACTCAATTCATGCAGGACATGGAAGCAGAAGGGTATGTTGTTGTAGAAATCCGACAAGGTATGGCTACTTTATCAGGACCAACAAAAGACTTTCGTGAGCAAGTGTATCAAAAGAAAATTATTCATAATAACAATCCAGTTCTGAATTGGGCAATTGGGAATGCTGTTACTAAGCAAGATGCCAACGAAAACATCATGTTGGACAAGTCAAAAGCAACAGAGAGAATTGACCCTATAGCGGCTGTAATTAACTCACACGTTCGCTGTATGCTCAATTCTGGTGAAATGGATTTGAATTCATATATTTTAAGTCAAAATTTCTCATTCTAGGAGGAATTACATGCGTTTTTTATTGTTTTTTATAAGTATTTTAGAAGATATTTTACTTATTTCGGGGTTGTCCATCATTGTTGGGACAACTTTTTTTATTAATCCAATTTACGGCTGGTATCTGTTAGGGCTTATTCTCACAATGATGGGGGTGGTAATGATAAGAAGTTAGAAAGGAGGTGAAACTTTTGATTTTTCGGCATTTATTTAAGAACCAAGATACGACCGATTTGAAAAATCCGTCTCCTTGGTTTAAAAGTCTATTTGGTTATCAAGCAGCAAGTGGTGAAAAGGTTACGGTTGAATCATCTTTAGGGGTCCCGACAGTATATCGATGCATTAATATCCTTGCAAACAGTGTTGCAATGCTTCCTTTTCAAGTTTTTAGAAAGACATCAAAAGGAAGAGAACGAGATAAGATGCACCAAGTGTCGTTTGTTTTGGAAAGAAGACCGAACCCTTATCAAAGCCCATTTAAATTCAAACATTTAATCGAAACGCACCGCAATACATGGGGAAATGCTTACATCAATATTCATTGGGGTGCGGATGGTAGACCGAAAGAATTATGGGCACTAAATCCGGCTGTAACAACTCCAATCGTGGATCTGAAGACAAATAAGTTATGGTATTTTACGAATTTACCAGATGGTACACCTATTAAAATAACTGATGATGACATTATTCATCTTACTACGTTGTCTACTGATGGACTGAAGGGTAAACCACCTATTCAGATTGCGAGAGAGTCTATAGGTAGTTCACAAGCGGCACAAAAATTTAAAGGTAAATTCTTTACAAATGGTGCAGCTCATAGTGGGATATTGAAAACTCAACAAGCCCTTGGAAAAGAAGCGAAAGATGTACTTCGTGACGCTTGGGAAGAAGCAAATACAGGTTTGAATAATGCTCAAAGGATAGCAATTTTGGATGCTGGTTTAGAATTTGAGAAAGTCGGGATGCCATTAAAGGATGCTCAATTTATTGAAGGTATGAAGTTCGATAAGGCTGAGATTGCAAACATCTTTAATATTCCATTACACATGATTAATGAGTTGGATCGTGCTACATTCTCAAACATTGAGCAACAGGCATTGGATTTTATCCAAAATACATTGAGTCCAATTCTTATCCAGTATGAAGAAGAATTTTCTTATAAAACATTTTCATTTAATGAACAAAAGCGTTATTATTTGAAATTTAATCTAACAAGTTTACTTCGCGCTGATTCTAAATCGAGAGCGGAATTTTATAAGATTATGTTAGATGCTGGTGCTTTCTCAATCAATAAAGTATTAGAGCTTGAAGATATAGATGGAATTGGAGAATATGGTGATAAACATCGTGTCGATCTAAACCATGTATCCATTGAGATTGTGGATGAATACCAATTAGCGAAAGCTAGTGGAGGTTTGTCACTGAAAGGAGGTGAGGGCAATTAAAGACGTATTCACTGTTAAAAATCAAACGGAATCGTCAGCAGACCTATTTATCTATGGTGACATCATAAATAATACAGGTTGGAAATGGGATGATTCTGACATTATGCCTGATGATGTGAATAATATTTTGGGGCAATTAGATGATAAAAGTAACCTTAATATCTATGTAAATAGTGGCGGTGGCTCTGTCTTTGCTGGTTTAGCCATTTATAACATGTTAAAACGCAATAAGGCTCAAAAAACTGTTTATGTAGATGGTGTTGCAGCTTCTATCGCTTCCGTAATCGCCCTGGCTGGTGATCGTGTTGTTGTCCCTTCTAATGCTTTCTTAATGATTCATAAGCCTTGGACATATGCAGCCGGAAATGCAATTGATTTCCGAAAAGCAGCAGAAGATCTGGATAACATTGAGTCTGGGATTATGAATGTATATAAGGAAAACTTAAAAGAAGGCATTGAAATTGAAGAAATTCAACAATTAGTAGATGCTGAGACCTGGTTAAGTGGTGAAGAAGCTGAAAAATACTTCAATATTGAAGTTGTGGAAGCAAAAGAAGTCGCAGCTTGTAGTAGTGATTACTTTGATAAATATCAGAAAACACCTAGTAAAGTAGTAGCAAAATCGTCTTCTCTTCCTAAGAAGGACCTTAATGAACAATTAAAAATTCAAAACGCACTAGACCTGTTAGAACTATAGGTCTATTTTTGTGCCAAAACAAGGAGGAAATACTGAATGGATAAACGTGAACAAGAATTACGTCAAAGAATAGCTGATTTAAAAGCGAAAGCTGAGGAATTTAATAACAGCGGTAAATATGAAGATGCAAAGGCGAAAATCGAAGAAGCGAAAAACGCGAAAAACGAACTAGTTAACTATCTAGCAATGAAGCAAATTCAAGTTCCTGAACCTGTAAACTCACAAACAGGAGCGTTACCTCCAGCATCAGTCCAAAATGAAGATACATCGTATAAAGAAGTATTTATGAAAGCAATACGTGGTCAAAGTTTAAGTCATGAAGAAGCAAGTGTTATGCAGGAATATAAAGCGGCCTTATCAGAGAATTCAGGTAAAGATGGCGGTTATATTGTTCCTGAAGATATTACGACAACTATTAACCAATTAAAACAGACGGTTGATAATTTAGAACAATATGTAAATGTACAACCTGTTTCAACAAATAAAGGGGCTCGTACATTAGAAAAGCGCGCGGCATCAACACCATTTGCTCCATTATCTGAGTATGGTAAGCCGAATGCAATGCAAGAAATTGCTTCTCCTGAATTTGATCGTTTATCTTATGCTATTGAAGATTACGCAGGATTCTTACCAGTACCAAATGATTTATTAGATGATACAGATCAAGCTTTAGAAGAATATTTACGCCAATGGATCGCTAAGAAATCTATTGCTACTCGTAACTATCTAATTTTACAAGAACTCAACAAATTGACAAAGGTTGATTTTAAAGATTATAAAGGCATTAAAACAGCGTTAAATGTTACATTAGACCCGGCATTTGCAGCTGGAGCTAATATTTTTACTAACCAAGATGGATTCAATTACTTAGATCAATTGGAAGATAAAAATGGTCGTCCGCTTCTTCAACCAGATCCAACAAATCCAACACGTAGTTTGTTGTCAGGAAAACCGGTTATTACTTTGTCCAATAAGACAATCGCCACAGATAAAGATGGGAAAGCACCTTTCATTGTTGGTAATTTAAAAGAAGCCATCATTCTTTGGGATAGAAAACAATTATCTATCGATATGACTACAGAAGGTGGAAACGCTTGGAGAACAAATACTTCTGAATTCCGAGCGATCGAGCGTGAAGATGTTACGCCATGGGATACAGAAGCAGTTGTGTATGGACAAATTATTGTTACGCCTAAAACGGGAGCTTAATAAGGTAGGAGGTGTCCTTCTTGGTACTAACATTAGAGGAAGCGAAAAAGTATCTTCGTGTGGATGGTGATGAGGAGGATGATCTCATTACATCTTTCGTAATAGCAGCTGAAATATATATTAAAAATGCTACAAGTAAAAATGTAGATTTAAAAAGTGAGCTTGCTAAATTAGCAACTCGGATTTTAATTGCTCATTGGCATGAAAATCGTGAAGCGGTTGGAAAAGCTGAACAATTAGCATTTAGTTTGCAGTCAATATTAGTTCAATTGCAATATTGTGGTGGTGATTCAAGTGAATCCGGGTAAATTAGATAAACGTCTTACATTTCAAGTGAAAGACGATGAAGCAAAGAGCCCAGACGGTGATCCAATAGAAAATTATAAAGATTCTTTTACTGTATGGGGTTCTTTTATTTTTTTAAAAGGAAGAAAATACTTTGAAGCAGCCGCAGCTAATAGCGAAATTCAAGGTGAAACGGAAATCCGATATCGCGTTGATGTAAATGCTGATATGAAGATTAAGTATAAGAGCGTAATGTATGACATTATTTCAGTTATTCCAACTGAAAAACACACCTTATCAATCATGTGGAAGCGTGGTGGAATGAATGGCTGAGGGTGTTGAGTTTTTAGGCTTTGATCGCTTGATATCTGAATTAGAGCAAATGGGTCTACGTGGGGAAAAGATTGAAGATAAAGCTCTTGCAGCAGGTGGAGAACCTATCCGAAAAGCTATTTCTGAAATAGCGCCAAGAAGTGATAGTCCTAAAAGAGCAACAAAAAGTGAACCGTGGCGTACAGGACAACATTTAGCTGATAATATACGAGTTACAAAAGCTAAAATGGAAGGTGGCATAAAAACTATTAAAATAGGGATAGATAAAGCAGATCGTTCTCCATTTTTCTATGGGAAGTTCTTAGAATGGGGAACGTCTAAAATGCCAGCTCAACCATTTATAGAACCGGGTTTTAATTCTTCAAAAGAAGCGGCAATTCGCGCTATGACAGACATTTTGAAGAATGAAATGAGGTTGAATCTATGATGAATTTACGACTCGAAATTGTACAAGCTCTTGAAAATAATCAAGGGCTTGTTTCTTTATTAGGTGGAAAACGTGTTTATTATCGTAAAGTCAAAAATGCTGAAGAGTTTCCACGTATTACGTTTTTTGAATTAGACAATAGGCCAGAGGGATTTGCAGATAATGATGAAAGCGAAAGTGAAATCACATTCCAAATCGATATTTGGTCAAAGGGTAGTACAACAGCGATTCATCAAAAAGTGAATGAAATCATGAAAAGTATTGGTTTCTCACGTTATGCGGTTGCTGATTTATATGAAGATGATACACAAATTTTTCATTACGCGATGAGGTTCGCGAAAGGAGTGGAGTTATAGATGGCTGGAGAAGTTATTAAAATTAGTTCGACTGTCGGTGTAGATAGTCTTGTTTATGCGAAATCAGTGAAAGACGATGCAACTGGAGTGGATTATGCAACCGTTAAGAAGTTAGAAGGTGCTGTAAAGGTTAAAACCTCTAAAAAGGTGTCTTCTGAAATAATGTGGAGCGATAACAAAAAGTCAGAAATTGCTGAGTCTGATGGTGAGGTTGAAGTTGAAATTGAAGTTCGAGGTCTTCCATTATCCACAAAAGCTGATATTGAAGGATATCCAGAAGTTACAGACGGTGTATTAGATGAAAAGCGTGAGGGTGAAAAACCGTATGTAGCAATCGGATGGCGCTTTTTGAAGGCAAATGGTAAATATCGATACGTTTGGTTGTTAAAAGGGAAGCTTTCACAAGAAGAGGAAGAAGCTGAAACTAAAAAGGATAAACCGAACTTCCAAACTACGAAACTTAAAGGTTCTTTCATTGAACGTGATTTCGATAACAGATCGAAGTTTACAGCGGATGAAGACGAACCTACATTTACAAAATCTGTTGGAGATAACTGGTTCAAAAAGGTATACGAAAAAACAGCAACACCACCAGCAGGAAAGTAGGGTGGGAGCAAAAGCTCTCTCTTTTTTATTAATTAAGGAGGAATAAACTATGAAATTAACTTTAAGAATCAATAAGGAAAATAAAACTTTTAATTTACCAGAGTTCATTCCAGCTCGCCTAATCCGTCAGGCGCCTGAGCTTGCTGATATTCCAAATAATCCTGGTCCAGAGGATATGGATAAAATGGTCAAATTTGTGGTAAATGTTTATGATGAACAATTCACTTTGGATCAATATTGGGATGGTGTGGATGCCCGTAAATTCTTATCAACAACTTCAGATGTAATTAACGCAATTATTAATGAAACTGTGGATGCAGCTGGTGGTACACCTGGAACTGGAGAAGCAGAAAACCCAAACACGTAGAGGGGGGAGGGCTAACGTTCAGTGAGTTTATGGACGAGCTCTACCTCTCTTTATTACGTCAAGGATATAAACATCATCACATCGATAATGAAATGGATATTTGGCATTATTTAAGGTTGAATCGTAAGCATCGTGATCAAAGTAATTCAAATAGTACAAATCAAAATTCAAATGAAGTTGAAGTTCCAGCGGAAAACATTATTTAGCAAGGGGGTGAGACATTGGCGAATGAAATGAATAATCTAGTCGTTAGGCTTTCCCTTGATAATGTGAATTTTCGTCAAGGTATTGCGAATTCAGGACGTGCCGTAAGGACTTTACAAAATGAATTGAAATCAATCAGTACTGGTATGGGTGGTTTTGCAAACGCTAGTGAGCAAACACGAGCCAAAACGGATGCACTTAATAGATTGATTGAAGCACAAAAAGAAAAAGTTAGAGCATTACGCCAAGCCTATGATCAAAATAAGGCTAAGTTGGGTGAAAATGATGCAGCAACCCAGCGATATGCTTCACAGGTCAATAAAGCGGTTGCTGATTTAAATAGGTTTGAAAATGAATTAAAACAAGTAAACCGTCAAGCTGAACAAAAAGGGATGGATAAGTTAAATAATTCTTTGAAATCCTTACAGGCTGAATTTCAGTCTATTACAACAGGCATGGGCGGTTTTTCTAATGCAACAGAGCAAACCCGGGCGAAAATTGATGTTCTCACTCGCATGGTGGATAAGCAGAAAGAAAAGATTAGGGAACTTCAACAAGCCTATAATCGTGCGAAAACAGAAGAAGGCGAAGCGAGTCAATCGGCACAACATTATGCTGAACAAATTCATCGCGCTACAGCTGAACTTAATCGATTTGAAACTGGGTTACAGCAGTCAAATCGTGAATTAGAGCAGCAAGGCAATCGCTTGTTGAATTTTGGTAATCGCATGGAGACATTAGGTAACCATTTGCAAAATGCAGGAATGCAAATTGGTATGGTGTTTGGTGGAATGACTTATGCTATAGGACGTGGTTTAAAATCCGCGGTTACTGAATCAATGAATTTTGAACAACAAATGGCGAATATTAAAGCGGTATCCGGTTCTACTGGAGAAGAAATGAAAAAGTTAAGCGAGTTAGCTGTTAACATGGGGGAAACAACAAAATACTCCAGTGTTCAAGCGGGACAAGGTATAGAGGAATTAATAAAAGCCGGAGTTAGTTTAACAGATATTATAAATGGTGGTTTAGAAGGTGCTCTTAACTTAGCTACAGCAGGAGAGCTAGAATTAGGCGAGGCGGCAGAGATTGCATCCACAGCCCTAAATGCATTTAAAGCAGATCATCTTTCAGTAGCAGATGCAGCTAACATATTATCGGGTGCAGCAAATGCATCAGCTACAGATGTACGTGAACTGAAATATGGTTTAGCGGCATCGTCAGCAGTAGCAGCAGGGGCTGGAATGACGTTTAAAGATACAGCTACGACTCTTGCAGTATTTGCTCAGAATGGGTTAACGTATAGCCCCGTTGCGGAGAGATTCGCAGCGTAAAGGACGTGAATTGCTGGGAAGCTAAGGTTATATAACTATGCTAATCAGCAGCCGAGTCATTTAGGAATAAATGAAGGGTCCAGAGACTAGGGTATGGAGTCCAGGACGGACAGTAAAACCCCACGAGCGCGTCCCATCCTAACGTGTAAGGCGAGGATGATGATATAGTCCGATACTCCAGTGAAAATTGGAGAATATGAGATAAAGAGCTCATATATAACGAATGTAAAAGGTTCTGATGCAGGTACTTCACTAAAAACTATGCTTATGCGGTTAAACCCATCTACTAAAGAAGCGTATAACAAAATGAAAGATTTAGGTCTTATCACGTATAACGCCCAAGCGGGTTTTGATTTCTTAGTTAAAAACGGTATTCAACCAGCTTCAAGAAATGTAGGAGATATAGAAGTTGCTTTAGAAAAATACGTAATGAAAACCGAAGGGGTTACAAAGTGGAACGATAAATGTGATACAGCATTCCGTGAGTTAGCCACGAGTTCGGCTTTCTTATCATCAAAATTTTATGATCAACAAGGGCATATTCAAAGTCTAGAAAATATTTCAGGAACACTTCATGAGTCTATGAAAGATTTAACAGACCAACAACGAAGTATGGCTTTAGAAACATTATTCGGTTCGGATGCTGTACGTGGTGCAACTATTCTCTTTAAAGAAGGGGCAAAGGGTGTTAATGAGATGTGGGATTCCATGTCGAAGGTTACAGCAGCTGATGTCGCAACAACTAAAATTGATACTCTACAAGGACGAATTACATTATTAGACTCGGCATTTTCCACAATGAAAAAGACAATCGGTGATGCGCTTGCCCCTGTGGTTAGTGCTTTTGTTGCTGGATTGCAGAAACTTGTGGATGGATTTAACTCATTACCAGGGCCAGTACAAAAGGCTATTGCGATTACAGGTGGTATTGTTCTTGCTTTAACAGCTGTGGCTACAGCTGTAGGTGTTGTTTTAGCGGCGTTTGGAATGATTGCTTCAGGAATTGGTTCTCTATCTATTGCGTTAGCATCCGTCGGCGGGATTGCTGGAGTTGCAGCGGGAGCGGTTGGATTCTTAGGAAGTGCACTAAGTTTATTACTAGGTCCGATTGGATTGGTAGCAGTCGCTCTCATTGGAACTGGAGTTGTCGCATATAAAGCATATCAAAAAGCAACAGAGGACAGTATTGCTTCCGTAGATCGGTTTGCTACGAATACAGAGGGGAAAGTAAGCTCATCCACAAAGAAAGTCCTTGGTGAGTATTTCAAGTTGTCTGATGGCATTAGACAAAAGTTAACTGAAATTAGATTGAACCATGAAGTGATAACTGAAGAACAATCACAAAAGCTAATCGGACAGTATGACAAGCTAGCTAATACAATTATAGAAAAAACAAACGCAAGACAACAAAAAGAGATTGAAGGCCTGAAAAAGTTTTTCGCTGATTCATACGTTTTAACAGCAGAAGAAGAAAATAAGCGCATCGAGCAACTTAATCAGCATTACGAACAAGAAAAATTAAAGACTCAAGAAAAAGAAAATAAAATCAAAGAAATTCTTCAAACCGCAGCTAGAGAAAACAGAGAGTTAACAACATCTGAACGCATCTCCTTGCAAACTTTACAAGATGAAATGGACAGAGTTGCTGTAGAGCATATGTCTAAAAATCAAATGGAGCAAAAGGTTATTCTTGAAAATATGCGTGTGCAGGCTAGTGAAATTTCAGCTAGACAGGCAGCGGAAGTTGTAGAGAATAGCGCTAAAGCAAGGGATAAAGTTATTGAAGATGCGAAAAAAACACGTGATGAAAAAATTGCTGAGGCGATTCGTCAGCGTGATGAAAATAAAACAATTAATGCTGATGAAGCGAACGCAATCATTGCTGAGGCAAAACGTCAGTATGATAGTACAGTTTCTACAGCGCGAGACAAACATAGAGAAATTGTTAGTGAAGCAAAATCCCAAGCTGGGGAACATGCAAATCAAGTTGATTGGGAAACTGGTCAGATAAAATCTAAATACCAAGTAATGAAAGATGATGTAGTTCAAAAGATGAAAGAAACTTGGTCAGGTATAACAAAATGGTGGGAAGAAACAAAAACTTCAGCAAGCAACAAGGTAGAAGAGATAAAAAATACAGTTTCAAGGAAATTTGAAGAAAAGAAAAAAGCTGTCGTTGATAAAATGAAAGAAATAAAGAGCGATATTGAAGATAAGTGGAATACAGTTGAAAAATTCTTCAGCACTATAAATCTACGTTCCATTGGTAAATCCATTATAGAAGGTCTTGAAAAAGGGTTGGATGATGCGACAGGTGGTTTATATAGTAAGGCGAAAAGCATTGCTGGAGAGATTAAAAAGACTATTTCTGGAGCACTAGAAATTAACAGTCCATCTAAAGTGATGATTCCAGTTGGTAGTGCCGTACCAGAAGGTGTTGGCGTTGGTATGGATAAGGGGAAACGATTTGTTGTGGATGCAGCAAAAAATGTAGTTGGAACTGTAAAAAAACAAATGAGTAATATGCCATCTGTTTTTGATTTTGGATTCCAAACTTCGCATTATAGTATCCCGCATAATGCACTGGGTGATTTCAATGGGTATACGCAACCACAATCACCTTATAACAACGCACCTACAGCAAGAACTATGTTCTCGGATAGATCAGGTAGAGAACAAGAATTAAATTTAACTGTAAATATGACCAACGTTTTAGATGGAAAAGAATTAGCGAACGGAAGTTACGCATATACTACCAAGCTTCAAGATCGTGAACAAAAAAGAAAAGCGGAATTTTAAGGGCGGTGAGCACGTTGGGGAAACTCAGCTTTACTTTTAATAAGATCAGAAAAGATTATATTCAAATGCTAGTTGGAAGAAAACGCCCTTCCTGGGCTCCAGTTAAAAGAAAATTAGTAAGAGTCCCTCATCGCGCAGGGGCTCTTTTTCTTAATACAGAAACAGAGGAACGTCGTATTGATGTTCCTCTTGTAATTAAAGCGAAAAAAGATATGGCTGATTTACAAAAGGTAAAAGAAGATTTAGCGGATTGGCTATATACAGAGCAACCAGCTGAACTTATTTTTGATGATGAGTTAGACAGGACTTATTTAGCATTAATTGATGGTTCTGTCGATTTGGACGAAATAGTCAATAGAGGTAGAGGTGTTATTACTTTTGTTTGTCCAATGCCGTATAAATTAGGTAAACAAAATACTCATACGTTTACTCAAAACTGGTCCACTGAAATCACTACTTCTTTCATCAATCAAGGTAATGTAGAAGCGCCTCCAATTATTGAGATTGAGGCCAAGAAACCGAGTACATTTTTAGATGTATGGTTTGGTGAGTATCCGTATAATCGTGATTATTTTAGAATCGGTTATCCGTTGAAAACAGAGCAACTACCTGTAGAGAGAAATCAAAGGCTGATATGGGATGAAATGACTACCACTGTTGGGTGGAGTAAAGTAAGTTCAATGGAAGATGGCAACCCAGTCGGTGAAATGAAATCAGACGGTTATCAATTTTATTGCTCTAATTATGGTACAGGGACAGGAAAAGGATGGAATGGTGCAGCTGTTAAAAAAAATATACCTAATGGGCCAGTGCAAGATTTTATTATGCAGGCTTATGTTACATGTAAAAGTAAACGTATCAATGAGATGGGTCGAGTGGAAATAGCGATATTAGATGAAAACAGTAAAGTGCTTTCGAAAATAGCTATGACTGATGTATTTTGGCAAGCTGAACAAAACTTCGGAACAATGGTAATCGGTTATGATAATAAACCAGGAAGAAGAAGTTTAATTCATGAAAGTGGAGATTATCCAAACACTTGGAACCAGTATCAAGGGCGATTGTGGATAGCTAGAACAGGAAATGTATGGGAAGCGTATATTTCGAAATTCCTCCCGGGGACGGAAAAAGATGATTCTGAACGATTTGTGCGGTGGACGGATGAAAATAACTATCACATGGAAAAAGCGGCGCAAATTCAAATCAGTATTATGCAATGGCAAGATGTACCGCCAGTAGAAGCGATGACCGTTTCAGATTTAAAGTTTTGGAAAGTGAATTTAAATACTCAAAATAATCCGCCTTACATTTTTGATACGGGAGACAAGATTATAATTGATACAGAAAAAAGTCTTGTAACCATTAACGGTAAAAATGCGATTAATTTAAAAGACATTTTTAGTAATTTTCCAAATGTCATACGTGATGAGAATCGTATTGATATAATGCCACCAGATGTTAAAGCGACTGTTAGTTATAGGGAGAGATACAGATGAGAACACCAAGCGGGATTTTGCATGTTGTGGATTTCAAAACAGATCAAATCGTTGCAGTTATTCAGCCAAATGACTATTGGGATGATAATAGGCGTTGGGAACTAAAAAACAATGTTGATATGCTGGATTTCACTGTTTTTGATGGAACTACTCATTCAGCTACACTACAACAACAAAACCTTGTTTTAAAAGAAGTTCGCGATGGAAGAGTTGTACCATATGTCATTACAGAAACAGAGAAGAATTCAGACAAACGATCCATTACCACATATGCTTCAGGAGCTTGGGTTCAAATTGCTAAATCAGGCATTATAAAACCACAAAGGATAGAAGGGAAAACAGTAAACGAATTTATTGATATGGCTCTTGTAGGCATGAAATGGAAACGTGGAAAAACAGACTATGCAGGTTTTCACACTATGACCATTGATGAATTTATGGATCCGTTAACTTTTTTAAAGAAAATAGCTTCTTTATTCAAATTAGAAATTCAATATCGCGTTGAGATTCAAGGGTCACAAATAGTTGGATGGTATGTTGATATGATTCAAAGGCGTGGTCGAGACACGGGGAAAGAAATAGAACTGGGGAAAGATTTAATAGGTGTTACACGTATTGAACATTCAAGAGACATTTGTACAGCACTAGTCGGCTTTGTGAAAGGTGAAGGCGATAATGTAATTACTATTGAAAGTATCAATAGGGGATTTCCCTATATTGTTGATAATGATGCATTTCAACGATGGAATGAACGTGGTAAACATAAATTTGGTTTTTATACACCAGAAACAGAAGAATTAGACATGACTCCAAAACGTTTAATGACTTTAATGGAAATAGAATTAAAAAAACGTGTCAATTCTTCCGTTTCTTATGAAGTAGAAGCACAATCGATTGGACGTATTTTCGGACTAGCTCATGAACTAATTAATGAGGGCGATACGATCCGAATCAAAGATACAGGATTCACACCTAAGTTATACCTTGAAGCACGTGTAATTGCTGGTGATGAATCTTTTACGGACCCTACACAAGATAAATATGTGTTTGGAGATTATCGCGAAATTACTGATCCAAACGAAGAACTACGGAAAATTTACAATCGAATCTTAGGATCATTAGGCAATAAACAAGAGCTGATAGATCAGTTAGATAAATTAGTGAAAGATGCAAATGAAACAGCTAGTAATGCTAAGAAAGAATCCGAAGCAGCGAAAACATTGGCTGAAAAAGTGCAAGAGAATCTTAAAAATAACACGGTAGACATCATTGAAGCTAAGAATCCACCGACAACAGGACTGAAACCTTATAAAACACTTTGGCGTGATATTAGCAATGGGAAGCCTGGTATTTTGAAAATATGGACAGGCGCAGCTTGGGAATCGGTTGTACCAGATGTTGAATCCGTTAAGAAAGAAACACTTGAGCAGGTTAATAAAGATATTGAATCAACAAAAACAGAATTAAATCAAAAGGTTCAAGAGACACAAAATCAGGCGACGGGACAATTCAACGAAGTAAAGGAAAGTTTACAAGGTGTCAACCGTACAATTTCTAATATTGAAAATAAACAAGGTGAAATTGATAAGAAAGTAACTAAGTTTGAACAGGATTCTAATGGATTTAAAACTTCTATTGAATCATTAACGAAAAAAGATACTGAAATTAGTAATAAATTAAATACTGTCGAATCAAATGTGGAAGGTACAAAAAGGGCTATTTCTGATGTGCAACAAACAACAAGTGAACTAAAGAAAACAACTACTGAAATAGAAGAAAAAGCTGGGAAAATCAGTGAGAAGTTAACGAATGTAGAAACAAAGGTTAATAGTGATAAAACTGGTGGACGTAACCTTTTATTAAAATCAAATGTTAAATATGAAAAAACAGACTATCTAATCAATCAATATTCTCTAACTGAAAATTTCTTTGCGGGTGAGGAATATACCTTTGTAATTAAAGGAAGTGTCCCACAAGGGCAGAAATTTGGAATTTGGCAGAATGGTGGGTCTAGCAATGTTGGATATGCAACAAGTGTTTACGCTAATGGAATAACTTATGTAACCTTTAAAGCTGTTGTGGCTACAAGTGGAAATGAACGAAAGTTAAGCTTATATAACTATCCGAGTAGTACTACGAAATCTATTGTGGAATGGGTTGCCTTGTATAAAGGGAATAAGCCGCAGGATTGGACGGCACCGCCTGAAGAGCAGGTAACAACAGATGAATTTACCAAGAAAACAACCGAAATCGAAAAAAGTGTGGATGGCGTAAAAACGACTGTAACTAAGGTGCAGGATAGCCAAGCCGGATTCGAAAAGCGTATGACTACAGTAGAGCAAACAGCAACGGGGTTATCTTCCACAGTGAGCAATTTAAATAATGTAGTATCAGATCAAGGGAAAAAGCTTACTGAAGCAAATTCAAAACTCGAACAACAGGCAACAGCAATCGGTGCAAAAGTTGAGCTTAAACAAGTAGAAGATTATGTTGCTGGATTTAAGATACCTGAGTTGAAGCAAACCGTTGATAAAAATAAACAAGATTTGTTGGGCGAATTAGCTAACAAACTTGCAACTGAGCAATTTAATCAAAAAATGACTTTGATTGATAACCGCTTTACTATCAATGAACAGGGAATCAATGCTTCAGCCAAAAAGACAGAGATATATACAAAAGATCAAGCAAATGGGCAATTTGCCACATCATCTTACGTAAGAGATATGGAAACCCGTCTCCAGTTAACTGAAAAGGGCGTTAGTATATCTGTAAAAGAAAATGATGTAATCGCAGCTTTCAATATGAGTAAAGAAAACATTACTTTGAATGCAAACAGAATTAACTTAGTAGGTTTTATTACAGCAAATCATATCAAAGGAAAAGTTTTAGAAGGGGTAACACTTAAAACGAGTGGAAATAGATTTGTTGAAATAAATAAACAAGACATGAAGATTTTCGATTTAGATAAGCCACGTGGTTATATAGGATTTATGGAGACAAATGATGGGAGTATTCAACCTTCATTAGTCCTTGGTTCTGATAATAGAAAATACGCTGGTACAGGATCATTTTATATTTATCAAGTCATGCCGCGAATTAATGGAGTCGATCAACCTTCTAAAGCGTATGCAAAATTTGGGGTTTCTAAAGGAGAAAATGCAGAAGGAACTAATATTTGGTCAAATTATATTCAAATGCAGAATGACGGTGGACATCTAAGCGTATATTCAGATGGACAATTTCGTTTTCAAAACTTGAATGATATTATTTTTGAATCTGAAGGATGGGCTCCAGGATATGGTTACTTCTCTGTAACTACAACTGAACCGCATATTTTTAACAATAACAAGGGACAGTTTACTTTCAAAAGAAAAGGCAGTGACTATAAAATACATTTCATAAACGGCGCCACCGATCATGATTTAATCATGGGTAATGCAATGATAAGATCAAGTTTTGTACAAGGTTATAACAACGGATTACAGATTAAAGATATGATGGGCCAAGGGTGGAAAGATATAGAATTAAGAACGCTACGAGCGCAAGAAAATGTAAATGCCAATGGTCAAATGTGGGCGAAAGCATTTAACCCTACGTCAGCTAGAAATATGAAAGAAAATATAAAAGATATTCCTTTCTCAGCTCTTGATAAAATCATGAGTTTAGCTATCAAACAGTACAACTTCAAGGACGATATGTATGATCTGTATCAAATGCGTGTGAACAAGCCAGAAGAACTAACAGAACCATATACAACAAAAGAAATTGAAACGTATTTTGGTATGATTGCAGACGATACGGATGCTATATTTACAGATAAAGAGAAACGGGCCATTAATTTATATAATACTGTTTCTATTCTTATTGCAGCCTTTCAACAGATGTATTATGAATTTATATCGTTAAAGGAGCAGGTTAAGCAGAATGCTGAAGAGTTAAATGTAGTTAAAGAAGAAAATAAACAACTAAAAGAGCAAGTTACTACATTAACAGATCAAGTTGCAACACTTACAAGTAATATGTCCACATTAACAGATTTAGTTCAAAAATTAATAAGTGAGAAACCAGAGCAGCCATAAGCTGGTCTTTTTTTATTGCCTAAAAGGGGTGATCAAAATGGAAGGGTTACAAGATGTACGAAGTGATGTTCAAGAAATAAAGCAAGATATTAAGGACATTCGCTTAGAGATTAGAAGTTTAGAAATGCGGACAACAGGTAACGAGAAAGACATTATCAATATCAACAAACAGCTAGATAAAATCAGCGCCAATACTACCTGGATTTTGCGACTTATAGTTGGCGGAATTGTTGGTGGCATTCTCACTTTCTTAATGAAAGGAGGTGGTATGTAATGTTTGAAATTACTGTAATGATTGGAATTGTAGTTGGTCTTTCACAGATTGGAAAAACAATTGGATTACAAACAAAATATGTTCCATTACTAAATGTAACGCTTGGCATTGTGCTAGGCGTTTTATTTTTGGGCGGAGATATCAAAACAAATGTATTTCAAGGAATCATTATCGGACTGTCAGCAAGTGGATTATTTGACCACACAAAAATTATGAAAAAGGATGTTGATGCTAAATGAAAAAGACAATGAAACATATTACCTCGTTCCTTATGATTCTAGTACTTGCTAGTTCTTTTGCTACAAGTGCTTTTGCTGATAGAATGCTTATTATTCCTGATTTACCAAAACAACCATACCGTTATGGTGTAGGTGCTTATGAGGGCGTTGTAGCACATTCTACAGCAACTCCAGAAGCTCCAGCTATTAACATTCAAAAATATGAGTCTAGAACATGGAGAAATGCATTTGTTCACTATGCAGTCGATTGGGATGAAACGATCCAAATTGCTGATAAAAAATACATTGCTTATGGCGGGGGTCCTGCTGCTAATAAACGATTTGTACATGTAGAGTTATGCGAAACAGCGGACTATACAAAATTCAAACGCAGCTATGACAAATACGTTAAGTTACTAGCTAAAATCTTACATGACCGTGGGTTATCTGTAGAAAAAGGATTGTGGACACATAGCGATGTAACACATTACCTTGGCGGTACGGATCATGAAGATCCAATTGATTACTTAAAGTCTCATGGTGTTTCAGAAGCTCAATTTAGAGCAGATGTACAACGAGCATACAATAATTCTAGTGTGGATGTTTCTGTTCCTGAGAAACCATCTAAACCAGCGGAAGTACCAACAGCAGTAACAGACGGTATCGCTTATATTGAAGGTTACAACGTTAACTTACGTAAAGGACCAGGTACAAGCTATTCTAAGAATCGTCAATTAAACAAACCAGAATCTTATATTGTGTGGGCGGAAAAGGATGGTTGGTTAAATCTTGGTGGAGATCAGTGGATTAAGAACGATTCATCTTATGTGAAATTTAGTAAGAAGAGTACAGTGGATTCATCTATTGTAGGGAAGCGGGTGGTTTCAAAAGTTAACAATCTACGTTTCTATGATGCTCCATCTTGGCAGGATAAAGATGTTGCTGGCTCAGTAGAGGCAGGTTTAGGATTTACGATTGATGCGAAAATAAGTGTAAATTGTTCACCACAATATAAAGTACACAACAGTAAAGGTAAAACATACTATGTAACAGCAAATGAAGCTTATGTGTTTGTGAAGTGAAAAACAAGAGCTGTCCCTCATCAATTGGACAGCTCTTGTTTTTGTAAAATCTTAATAACTATTTCCAACTCTATATTCTGCATTAAACAATAAAAATTATCACCAGATTGTTTATTATCTATAAGACATTCAATTGTTTGAAGAATATGCCCATTCACAAATAAAGTACCTTTATCTATTACAATTTCTTTTGAAATTGAATTTGCTCTCTCTGTTCTCTTTGATAACAATAATTTACTTTCAGTTAAAATAACATCTTGTGAAATGTTTTGAAAACCTATAATCCTCTTCTTAAAATCTATCACTTCTTGTAAGCTAATTTCTGTTTTATATCTACCCAATTCAATTGGTAATTCACCTGTTATATAGTTCTCAAATTCTATTTCTTTTTGCTTTACTATGAAATTGTGTATAGGAACCCATGAAGATTCTACTTTATTTATTCTTGGAATATCACTCGTATTTTTCTTTAAATCCAATTCGAAAAGAATTCTATTTTCAAAAATCTTAGAAGAAACCATTTTACAATAGGGCTCTTCATAATAATAATTTGAGGTAGTTATTAATTGTGTCTCTAATTCACGGAATTCATTATTAGTATTGTTATTTTCAAATAGAAACACTTCTTGCCTTCTTTCACTTAAAATAGGATTCGTCAAAAAATTTGTTACTTCTGACACAACAGAAAAAGGTATTTTTACCACCATTGCATTCACTCTATTACTTTGCCTCATTTCAGAAAATACTTTCTCTTTTACTTTCTCTTTTTCTTTTTTTTGTTTTTTCTTTGAAACTAATTGCTCATTTAAATTTTTAATGTTATAAATTTTATGCCCCATATTATTACCAGACCATGGCTTATTCATCAGTAAAACACATCCCAT